AATTTGAAAATTTAGGAATGGATGCTGCAAATAAAGGACAGTATACCGCTGCCATCAATGCTGAATTTAGGAAAGGTCAGATGGCTGGCTTTTTTGTAGATAAAAGAGAAGTTAAACATATTGGATTGGAGGGCATGTCTCGTGAAAAGTTGGAGGAAAGGTTATCCGAACTGGAAAAGAAAATCGGAGAAGCCAAAGACATCATTAACATTACGCCAAAAGCAATTACTTAAAACTGATTTCTTTGCCGTCTTTAATGAGATTCACAACTCTCATTTAATTAATACGTCGGTGGGAACTGTTAAAATTAAGACGGATGGTAATGTTTAATTTTTTCACCTACTTAGTAATGGGAGTGGTAGCACTCTTAGCTTTGATTTGGATAGGTATATTGTATATTTTAGATTTAATAGTAGGCCTTTATGAGAAAAAAATTTGTAAACAAGAAAGCCAAAAGAGAAATTGATAGATACCCAATGGTTGAAGTCAAATGGACTGATATTACTTCTGACGCAAGCTGGCAGTCGGTGGACCATTTACAAAAATCAAAGCTGAGTCCCTGTGTAACGAAGGGCCATTTATTATCTAGAAGCAAAGGAATCACTAGAATTTTTGGTGATTACTCTTTAAAAAATGAAGAAAGTGGTGAGATTGATGAGGTTGGTAACACTACTATTATTCCTAATTCCGTGGTACAAAACATTAAAAAAATTTAAGGATATTGACTGGCTTTAAGATGGCTGAATCACATGAATCTAAACTATGGGAACGTATAAAAAATCTTAACTTACCTGGTCATATTTTCCGCATAGAATCTAATACAATTAATGGAATTCCTGATGTTGCAGGGCTGCTTGATGGGAAGTATTTTTGGCTGGAATTAAAAGCAAATGACAGCAAGGATTATGGTATTTCTCGGTGGCAAATGAACTGGCATTCAAAACATAATGAGCTCGGAGGAAATGCTTTTATCTTACTTAAGCCCCGGAAGCAAAAGGGGCTTAAACTTCTAAGAGTAGAAGGAAGATCCGTGGATCTTGTGGCAGAAGGCGAGGATAATTACTTAACACTCCGCTTATTAATCTCCCGTTGCGTTTCCCGTTAGTATTTCCCGTTTCCCGTTTCCCGTTTAAATAAATTAGAGTCGTGGGCCTTGAGGAAAACTAATAGGCCTCACGGCTCCTGGAACATTTGGTAACATTTGGTAACATTTGGTAACATTTTGTGATTTGACTTTTCAAACATGTCCCATTAAGGTGGGATTATGGAAAAAGAACTAAAAGCACTTAAACACCTTTTGGTCGAGGGGCATAAAAAAGTGCGTGCACACAAAGGTAAAACATGGCCGCGTTTTGGATTGGAAATATTTCTCTTGGGAGTGATTTGCCAAGCGAACGCGTGCCTGAATCGACTCCCAAAAAAGGAAAATTATATTAAAAAAGATCCTCACGAAGGAGTGCCTTCACAATCAAGTGATTGGCCTTATTGGAGAGGAGAAGAATAAATTTTCCCGTTCCCGTGGCGCATTCCGACAGATTAAGAGGAATTCCCGTGCGCCGCGGGTCGCGTTCCCATTTTCCCGCTTCCCATTAGAGTATCCCGAAGGGATTCTATATTCCCGTTATCTTCCCGTTATATTCCCGTTGGGTATTTATATTTATATATATATATTATATTTACTCTAAAATAGCATATCCGACTAAATTAGTAGGGATTGTAATAACTTGTAATATTTTGTGACTTGATCTATCCCATGCACATAAGATACAAAGTCCTAAAGGAGTACATTATGAGTAATATGTTAACTAAAGAAGTGAGGAATTATTGGACTAATAAAGTCGACAATAAGTTCTCAAATCGCACTAGAGAGATAGAGACTGAAAATCATAATAAGATTACAGCTATATCTAATGCGAAATATCCAGCGTTTGAAAAATCGCTGGGCCTTGCCAAGCTCATCAAGGCGTTCAAAGTTGCAGAAGTTGATTTGCAACTTTTTAAAGATAGTAAAGAACGCGTTGAACATAATAAAGAAAATAAACTTAGCGAAGTTAAAGCTAAGTTTGTTAAAGAGCTGGAAAGGTGGAAAGCCACTCGGAATTGGGAAGCAGATTTACCGAGTGATAAAGATGAGCGCGTTCACGACTTTATGTCCTATTTAGAGGGCGTATGTTTTAGTGAAGCGCAGAAGCATTTTTATAACTCTAAAGAGGGTCAAAAAATGCAAGCTGTTAGATTACAGCGTGAACGAGCTATGGATATACTTCACAGCGACGGGCCAAAAGAAGAATTATTAAAAGCATTGGCGCGTGTTTGTGAGGTCGTAAAAATACCAATGAGCGTTCCAACTGAAGCGTTAAAAATAAGTGCTAAATAAAATGCCTACTATTACAATACATTTATATAATGGCGTTATAGATCACATAGAAAATCTGCCCGCTGGATATGAATACGAAGTAGTCAATTTTAAACACTAAGAATAGTGGGCCATGAAATATTTAATTATACTCATGGCCCTTATTCCCATTTCATTTTACGTTGCGCCATTTTACGCGTTTGTGTTTTGGGCTAGTTTATTACTACTAATTTTTTGGAGCTAAAAAATTCCCGCTTCCCGCTTCCCGCTTCCCGTTTTTGACGCGGGAAACGGGTTTTTTCTTTTATAAGCTTCAAGCTGGCGGGGGCCGCCCTTGTAACATATTGAAATATTTTGTTACTTGTAAGTTGGGATCTGATGGGATATCCAGGAGCCGGAGGTAAAAAATGGTTAAATATAAAGATCTAAAAAAGAATGACGAAGTTAGAACAACTCAATTGGGACCGCCAGTCACTGGCAAGCTGCTGGAGTCACCGGTTCAAGGTAAAGGGGTTAAACGAGCCATTCTAATTATGAGCAACGGCTCCGAAGTTGGATTATTCGATGATCACGGATCCGTATATGCTAAGGATGTAACAGAAGTTAAACGAGAAGGCAGCTGGCAGCAGGTGACGGATCAACCTAGAACAAACGCAACGGAAAAATTTATTGATGCTATTAAATTATAATTCGCAGCATAAAATGTTGAAGGGGCTTGCATATGGATGGAGGACGGCGGTTCTCCATCTCGCCCCTTATAAGCTTAGCTCCAGGAATATTTGCCCTGCAGCATCTAAAGAATGCGCCGCGGCCTGTTTAAATACAGCCGGCCGGGGTCAACAGAATAATGTGCAAAAGGCGAGGCTCCGTAAAACTGAATACTTTCACAAGAATCGATCTGGGTTTTTATGGGAGCTTAGCCGGGAGATTGAGCAGCTTAAAAATCGAGCTAAAAAATCAGGCTATAAATTTGCGGTGCGATTAAATGGGACTAGTGATTTGAGTTTTGAGCGATTCCGGCTGCTGGACGGTCAATCACTGATGGAGCTGCACCCGGATGTCCAATTTTATGATTATACTAAGGTATACAATCGATTGACTCATGATATTAATAATTATTATTTAATATTTAGCTACAGCGGCAGGAATAAACAAGAATGCATTGCAGCCATGGCCCGGGGCTATAATGTTGCGGTTGTATTTGGTCAATCACTACCGTCCAGATTCTGGAGGCGTAAAGTATTTGATGGTGACAATCACGATTTAAGATTTACAGACCCAGGCCGCAGAATTATAGGACTCAGGGCCAAAGGGCGAGCCAGGAAAGAACAGAATGAATTTGTAAATGATATTTAAGATCTTAATGGCTTTTTTAATATTTATTCCCGTCGGGCTGTTTATATCTCCCGGCTATACATTAATATTTTTAATGAGTTTATATTTATTGATAGTATTCCCGTAATGCTCCCGTTGAGGCTCCCGTTTTTTTTTATAAATGGGAGCTCCAGCTATTACGAGGGCTAGAGAGTTCCGCAGGAAAGTCACAGAACCCTGCTAACGTGATGGAAACTAACTCTAGCCCTTGTAATAATCTGTAACATTTTGTTACTATTTAGTTCACCTATTTACATGGGATTTGATACGATCATCAAGTCTAACAATTAACAAAAGGAGTACAGTTATGACAGAGTCAAAAACTAGTTCCAATGTTAAAGGCGGAAAGTTGCAACGTCAGCAACGTTTACTTTTAAATATTGGTCTAATGAAAGACAACAGACGTGTTCTAGGTAAACAGATCACGACTGCTGTAAGTGAGGCAATGTTTTTTATGAAAGATAAAAAACATATGATGATTAATATCGACGGCTATGAAGGTCGAGCGGAGTATATCCATAGAGACAAAATGGTATTGGATAGCAAACG